ACAAATATAATAGTCTTGAAAAGGAGCTTCAAGAAATTAAAAAGTTATTAGGTAAATAAAAATTATTTGATTTTATAATAATATAATAAAAGTGTAGATAATGGTTTTACAATCATCGGGCGCTATTTCATTATCAAATATTCAAACTGAATTTGGTGGTTCTAATCCCATCGCTATATCTGAATATTATGCAGCAGCTTCCGGCATCCCTTCATCTGGTACAATAACTTTTAATAATTTTTATGGTAAAAGTGCGCCTTCTTCTGGTGGACCACCGACCCCTGTTGCATCATCAATACCGGGTAGATCAGGAGGTGTCGGTGGTACTAGTTATGAAATTGTAAGAGGGTTATATGCCAATAATACAACGCGAAGCGAAGGTACAACATCATTTGATAATAGAAATGGCACTAATAGAGGCAGTAGTAATGATGTTAAATATGCAAATCTAATAATACAAGCTAAGCCAGGTGATACATTAAATTTAATATCACGTTTGCAAACAGGTGGAAATTATAGAGAATATTCAGAATTTTGGGTTTGGTTGGGTGGAAGTTGGTCTAGATTTACAGCACCAAATGCTACATTCAACGGTAACAGAGATTTTAGTGTAAACTATACAATACCATCAAATACGTCAGCTGGTAACTACGCATTAGCAGTAGCGTGTTCATACAATTCGGTTGGTTCTTCTAGTTATAGAAGTTGGAAATCTTACTCTTTACATGTTTGGACATAATTTTGAGTACATAATTTTATTTTTTTATGATTTTTATAAACTTTTTGAAATTTACACTTTTTTATTAATTATGTACTCATTTTTATTTAGGTATAAAGTATAGAAATAATAAACTAATATGAAACGTTATAGAAACAGAATTACTAATCAAAAGCCAAACTCTACAATTAAACAAGATATATCGTTGCCTCCACCACCAGCAAATAATCATACCGGAGAAACAATGGTTGGGGGGATTATGAGCTCTGTTATTCAAGGTGTGGCTCTGGGTACTGGATCACAATTGGCTAGTCGTGGTATTGATGCAGTTATGGGTCCTCGTAAGATTGAAGTTACTGAATCCGCATCCAATAACAAGTGTATAAAAGAAAATGCAGCATATATTGAGTGTATCAAAAATGGCGATACTTCACAGTGCAAAGATTTTTTTGATTTACTTAATAAATGCAATAATATATAAGAATACTCTTATATTATCTTATAATAATAATATTTTTTTTGAAAATATGAATATCAAATTGCTATTAATTATTACTCTTATTGGAAACTGCGCATGTTTTTCCGCTACTTTATTGAATACGCCATTATATAGATATTGGAATTGCATTGGATTTAAACATTGTTTCGTAGATAACAAACCATATCAATTTAATGTAGGGGAAATCCCATTGATTGCATGGAAAACAGAAAACAATACCTATCTAAGTACTCTCAACTTTTGCAAACATTTTGGTTCAACTTTAAATGAGGGTAAAATAGAAGACGGTTGCCTTGAATGTCCCTATCATGGTTATAAACATTCCGAGAATGATAAATGTGGTGTTATTGTTGAGCACGATAATAAATTATGGTGGTCATATAATCCTGTTGAAAAAGTCCCTCAAACTATCCCTTATATTGGTGAGGATTTTGTATCAGATTATATTGAATATGAAATGAATGAAAACTTACCTTTTTGTATGTATAATTCTATGGATATTAATCACGCGCAACATATTCATAGTGGTATTTTTGGCTTTGGTAGTGATATCCCTGTGAAAAATTACAAACATATTAAAAAAGCAGAAAATATTATAGGTACTAGTTTTGATCACTATTTAAAAGGTAATATTAAGCTTATGAATAAAAATGTTTCACTAGGCACAGAAGCTTTTGCAAGCAATTATCACGAATATATTTATCCTTCTACTACATGGTCTGTTGTAAGCCACGATGAATATAAAAAACTCGTAATAGGATTTTCAATGACCCCCGTTGACACATATAAAACAAAGTGGTATGTTACTATTCGTAGTAATTATATGAAAGAAGGTATCAATAAGAATATTCTAAATTTGGCAGCACGTATGATTTTGAGCCAAGATAAAAAACAATTCGAAAGACAATCTAAAAATACTTTATTGCGCGATAGCTTTATCCATACTAATATGCTTAATAACGAAGACCATATCCAAGATATGAAAAAAATATTTAAAAACTACGAATATCCCAAATTAAAAGATTTTATCGACTATCACATTTCTAATTCCTGATAATTTATCCTTCATTTTTTTCATAAAACTTTTTTCATTTATATATGTTGTATGAATATTTGTTTTATCGAAAGTATGGTAAATGCATGAGTTTTTTACATAATACGACTTGAAAAAGTCATCCTTATTTTCATTCTTATAAACGAAATTATAAGTAGTGTCCATTGTACTATTAAAAAATGATATAAATATTATTAATCAATTTTTAATAATAATGGATATCAAAAAACTTATCAATGAAAGCGTAATCACTAACTGGAAAGATGTTTTAATCAATTGTATTGAACCATATGAAGATATCATAAATACCAAATTGTCTCACGAATATGCTAAGTCTAATAATATTTTCCCTGATATTTCACTGATATTCAATTGTTTTAACTATTTCAATGTAGAGGATATAAAATGTATTATTGTTGGTCAAGATTGTTATCATACGCGTGATGTAGCGAATGGATTATGTTTTTCGCATTCTCAACAAAATAATAATAAATTACAACCTAGTTTGCGTAATATTTTCAAGGAATTACAAAGAACTCAACATGTCGTGCGCAAAGAATCTGATTTAAGTGATTGGGCAGAGCAAGGATGTTTATTACTTAATATGTCATTAACTGTATTAGAAGGTAAGCCTAATTCTCATTCTAACATATGGAATCCCTTCATGAATGCTGTTATCAAATGGATAGCGGAAAATTGTGAGAACGTTTGCATAATGTTATGGGGTAATTTTGCTCAAACAACAGAAATATATTTTCGCAATACCAATAATATTATATTAAAAGCCGGGCATCCATCGCCTTTAAATACGAAGAACCCTTTTATTGGTTGTGGACACTTTGAAAAATGCAATGAATACCATGATATTAAATGGGTATAAAAATTGATTGACTGATATTAGATTATCACATTAAAATGAATTTTGATTCGTCCGAATATATTAATGTATTGCTTGACAATTTTGTTAAGAAATATCCACAATATTCATATTCAAAATTAAAAAAAAATGACGTAGATGATAAAATATTTAGTATTATGAATAAAACTGGTGTTGAAAAAAATTGTAAAACTGTTTCCTGGGATACAAAACTGTATGTTACTTATATTTATTAGAATATTATAAAGTATATATGAATATCATATATATATATTAATAATAATGAAAAGTATTCTATATTGGGTTTTTTGCGTTGCGTGCATTTTTGAAGGGGTTAATAGTTATAATATGAATAATTTTCCAATTATCAAAAGGCTATTTGATAAAAGAAATCAAAATAATTATAGCAAGAGAACTTATGATAATTATGCATTAAATAAACTTCGCCTCGACGATATGGCGGCCAATATTGTAGGACCTAAAAAAAATAATACTAGTTTCAGCAATAAATAAATATTTTTTTATTACTTTATTAATACGGTTATTGTTACAGTATTTATAAAAAGTAACCAACCGATGATTCTGGTTTGCAATACTTGAAATTATTTATTTGCATAAAAGTATCTAAGATTCTTTTTAAGTTATTTTTATTAATTTCGGAATTGTTAATACCATTTTGTTTGAACGTTTCTATATATGTATTAGATATATTACTTTTATGAATTATAGCATGATAAATTAAACTATATAAGTGCATTTCGTTATTTGGAATATAAAATCCATTTTCATGTTGTATTCTACTATTTAACATTTTATTTTGGAATTTAAAATCATAATAATTGTCACCAAGATACCTAAAATCAAATAATATGTTTTTATTATTTATAATAACATAATTTAATATTCTATTTTTACCATCATCATATCTATTATCAGTAGCAGATGTACCGTCTAATATTCTTTTAATTAAATAATAATCATTTACTAAAAGATCAACATCTAAATGCTTATCAATATTAATTTTGTTAGGCATACCTTCAAAATTTCTCATTACAATCCATTTTAATTCAGGATATTTATTTAATTCATTAAAAACATCATTTAATGATTCAAATTTTAGTTGTTTATAATATTGTTCGAATATATTAAGTGTTTTTAAATTATCCTTTGTTTCTTGGATATTATCTGTCGTATGTATTTTATAACCACCAGTAATTTTTCTTAATTTAATTTTTAGATCAAATATATTGATATTAACTTTTCGATAACCTTTACTCGTTTCTCTATAATCATATATGGGACCATTATCTTCTAATATATATAAATTAAAATCTGTTTCGCCGCGAAAATCATTAACATTTGTGCCATAAAATTTTGACATAATTTTACTTTTATTTTCTATTTTTTTTATTAGTATTTTCTCTTTTAATTCTAATGTGTCTTTAATCCAATTATCTAAATTTATAAAAAAATTAGTCCAATCAATAATTAAATGCGTTTCAGTCATCTAAATAAACTAAATAAAAATATCATCATCAATAATACCAGCTGGTTTAGATTCATTTGATAAATTTATATTACAATCTAAATTACCATTTATAGTTGCCCAACCGAAATCACACAAATATATACTATCATTTAATAATAAAATTTCTGAATTATGTTTAATATCATTATGTTTAATATTTAATTTTTTAATTTCTTTGATTATATTACTTAATTGTTTTTTGTAATTATTATTTGAATTGAATATTTTTTCAGAAATTGCTTCACCACAATATGACATTATTATTATTTGACTATTAATATCATAAAAAATTAATTTCGGTACATTAATTTGCTGTTTATTCAATAGATTTAATATATGTATTTCTCTTTCAAATACATGGTAATCCTTATATTTTATTATTTTTTTAATTACAATAGTATTATCAGCATCTTTATAAACATTGGACGTTGCAGATTTTTTTAATAATTTTATCTTTATATTTTTATTTTCATATTTAACATGGATATTCGTTAAATTAATTGTCCCTTTTTTTAAATCCATATTAATATATTGTTATTTTTTTTTTTCCATTGCTGCTACACCTGCTATTGTTGATATATATGTTAAAAATGCCGATGATAACCCTATCTGAAAATAATAATTATCAAAATTAATAAACTTTTTAGAAAAATTAATTATAGGATCTGTAACTCTTACAATACCTTTGGGTGGCATTGTGTTTGGTAATGTTCTCGCTAACAATAATAATGTTGATATTAGTACAAAGTTTTGCACTCCTTCTAAAAAAACATTTTCGAATAAAGCAACCTTTGAATTCCCTGCAATACCTATCATTTCGTTAGTATCATGTAGCATAAAACACAAATTATTTCTTCTTATATATGGTAATCTTAAATTATTATTTAATACTAACATTTATAGTGTATAATTATTTATTTTTTATATAAAAAATGATCGACTTATATTTACGCAAATAATTATATGGAATTAGATAATTGTGACATTGTATTAATTGACTATTTATATAGATACGAAGTTATTGATGATAATATAAAGCTAACATATTGGGAACTTAAAAATGAAATATATAAATTCAAAATTATTCAAGGTAAGCGTTTTGAAAAAATAGAATTGGAAGCAATGCAGCAAAAAATTAAAGAGTTTTATAACCTTTTTCCGAAATTTGATTTTAAATCTATTTATGATAATGATAATCCAATAATGTATATTACATATTATCA